CCAGCAGGAAGCAAGCGAGAACGCTTACGCTGTGCCGTCTGCCCTGCTAGGTCATCATTAAGAATATCCTCGTAGGCTTTTAATAAGTCGGGATTTGTTCCCCAAGTGGAGTCCGTTTCAAACAAAAGTTCAGGCGTTACGCCGTCCGTGTACTCGGCTCTTAGCCATTGTTGCCGTCTTAAATAAATATCCGCTAGTGGAAGTGCTCGCTCAGTTGGCGACATGCCGTAAACGCTAATAGTCCTACGGTTGCGAACCATATAAGACATATCATCACAAGTGAACTCGCCATCTGCCTCGGGGTCATCTTGGTTAGCCTGAAACTCCGAACGAGGGAAGCCGTAAAGGATTTGTTGGTACGCAGGATTAGGCGCCATAGGGCGCATGCCCCTATCGTCAAGCAAAGGTTTAATAGTACTACCATCAAGAATTTGCAAACCATAAAGTTCTCCACCTACTGTGCGCTGCGGCCATACAGCCCACGCGTCAATAACTAACATCTCTTCAAGCGCGACCATTAACCAGTCGGTAAAAGTGTAGCCATTAGCCTTGTCAGGATTTTCCCAAAATGTTCTTACTCTATCAATGTCCTGCGTATATTTAACTCTTGCTTCAGCCATAGCGCGTACATGGTCTTTTCCACTTTCAGCCGCAATCTTTTCGGAAGCGTCAGTACCTAAAACAATATCCCAGTCCAGCCCTGTTATTTTGGACTTGGTTACTTCAATACAACGGCGCAAAATATCTATTTGGTCGGCACTTGCTCGTAGAGTCTTAAAAGGCGTAAAGCGTGTCTCGGTGACATTTATGTTTTGCGCAACTTGGTATTCGTATCGTCTCGGGTCAGGTCGTCCATCTTCTCGTAGTGGATTTATTGCGCCAGGAGTTATCGGATTTCCTGGACCGAACGGAACCATAGAAAGCCACGCATTGCGCGGCAAAGGTACATTTGTGCCATACGACTGACCGATAGAACCTGCGTTACGCATTTCCTGTTCAGTCATTGTTGTTGCACCTGCTGGCAAGTTAGGTGCTTTCTCAATACCTAAAAGTGCTTTTGCGATACGGTCTCTAAGACCCATGTGTATCTCCTTTTAGTTAGCCGAGTACTGCAACTCTGAACTGATTAGATGTTGGTGGAGTTGTGAATAGTAAGGTTATTGTGTTGGTAGTTGTATGGTTTACATCGCAAACTACTTCGCCAAATGGTGTTGTGTTGTCGAATACGGTAACAGAAACATCTTTAGTGCCAAGATTGTGCGTTACTGTAATAGAAGTTGCCGAACCGTTGCCTACATCTACACCAAACTTACGAACAACAACAGCAGTATCTATTGCGACTGTATTAGTAAGTACCGTAATACCTGCACCAGCACCAACCGCTAAGTCTGCGGCTAAACTTAGTCCTGAAGTAGTGGCAAGTTTAACTTCAGCGCCACTTGCGCCTGTCTGTAAGCCGTATCCGCTTCTAGGTTCAAAAGTGAAATTAACTCCTGTTAGTAGAACACCGTTGCTTGCTGTATAAGTGCCAGCGCCACTAAATTGTGTAAAAGTAAGTGCGGTTGTGTCGAGTGTAATTGGATTTGGTGTTGTTAATACCCAACTTGTTGCGCCATTAACTGTACCTTCTTCAATAAATGTGAACATGCCATTAGTGACTTCGGCTGATGTATTAGCGTCACTAGAACGCGCCCAAGCACTTGCAGCCGCTACATAAATACCATTGTCTGCGCCTGTACTTTGGTTCTTAACTAACACTCTATCGCCAGCAATTACACTTACGCCGTCAATAGTTTGTGCGCCTGATAAAGTTAAGTTGGCGGTTGATGAGGCTCGGCAAGAAGTTTTAACATCTAGTCCTTGTGCAACTCCGTCTACATAACCTTTGTTTGCCGCGTCACCATCTGCGCTTGGCGCACCAACACTTGTAATCTTGAAACCTGCCATAGACAAATCGGCGGTAGGAGTGAACGCGTGTAAGTGGTCTTCCTTAGAAGGTACAGCCGCAGAACCAGCCGAACCCGCTTCGCCAGTAATTGCTATCGGTGTTGAAGTGCCAAGTGACGGCGTTCCGTGAGTATGGTCGGCTCTTGGATAGTTAGTTGAACTTCCTGCCGCGCTAGTTAAGCCGTAAGTTGTTTCTGCAGTAGGTGAGGCGAAAGCATTTGCTTGCTGCCAAGTTGAGCCGTTTGAATAGTAAAATAAATAATTGTCGGTTGCATAATAAATAGTTCCCGAGTCAACCGAACCAGCCGCAGGACGAGCAGCAAGTGTGCCAGTTAGTACTGCGTTACCCGCCACTTCCCATCTTGCGCCATTGTAAATGTACAGTTGATTATCTACGGTATCAAAATAAACCTGACCTGCTAATGGTGTGCTTGGCGCGGTCGCTAAGTTCTGAATTACCGCGTTTTGCAGTTCGTTCTTGTTTAAGTCAATACTGACTAGAAACTTACGACTCATCTTTGTCTCCTATACGACATAAGCAACACCAGTGAAGGCACCTGTAAAGGTTATCACCATCTGGTTTATTGTTGGGTAACTAATGGCGCCTTCGCATTGTGTTCCTGCCGAGTCTAGAACTACAACAACAGGATTAAAGGCTAAATTGTGGTTAATAGTCCAAATTGCAGATGACACGGACTGAGTGTGAGTGTATGCAATATCCGAAGGCGTAAAAGCACCTGCGGGTCCTTGTGGTCCTGGGCTTGCCACCGTAATCGAATTAACTACGGGAGTTACAGTTACCGAATTGATTACTGGCGTTACTATTATCGTGTCGGTCATCTTGTTACCTGTGGCGAAACCACGACTTGACCTTCCACTAATCGCGTTACAACGGGTGTTCCAGCAGGTGAAGATATTTCTAAATCGTAAAAGTAAGTGCCGTCATCTATTAAGCCAGTTTGATTAGCAGTTGCGTGTACAGCCACAGTCCCAGTTGCGCCAGTAATAGTAATTCCCGACCCAGTAGTTAAAGACAGAACTACGGTTGGGCTACTTATGGGCGACCTTATTTGCAAAGCCGCCGTATAGTCGGTGAGCACTATGGGTGTGCCAGCGGGATTTTGGTAAGTAACAGTTAAATACCAGTCCGCGCCTTGGTCGATACTCGTGTTATATGCGACTGCCACTATGCTCCCTTTTGTTCTTGTGTGTCGGCGTTTGAAAGCATAACACTTTCGTGCTTAATCTTTTGGATATCGTTTATTGTAATTAAGTAGCCGCGTGATGGATTGCCTTCTATCTTACACAATGTCCGTATGCCGCACTTTGTAACAGTTTGCTTTAGTAAATCTACTTCAACAAAAATTGCTATGCCATCAAGATTGAATACCCAATGACTCGCTTCCGTAACGGTTAATCCTGAGTTTTCCCAGTCTTGCAATGTTTGTGACCAGCACATAACTTCTACGAACAGATTGCCTGTTCTGTGCCAAATTCTATCTTTTTTTACTTCCAGTCCTTTAAGTTTAAGCAACTCTCTAATTTCATTTTCGCCTTCTAAGCCAAAACGCAAATCTATATCCCACCGCTTATCTTTCATCTTTCATCGCCGTTCCACATCTTGGGCAAGTTATGACAGTTTTAGACGCAGGAAACCTGCAAGACGGGCAGAAGTTTGCCATTGCACTTAGCGCAATCATAGATGATGAGTCCTCGTTTAGGTCGGTAAGTGCCCAAACTAGCGCGTCTAATCTGTCAGGTGATTCATTAGTTAATGGCGTCCACTCGCACATTTGGTCTTCCAATTTACCAAATAAACCGACATGATGTACGCGTTTCTGTTCATATAACGCCGAAATAGGCTCGGCTCTAACTCTTTTGCCTCTTGTTGCATGTACTTTTTTGTACGGCACAGTCGGCGCTACTGTACGTAAAAGTATTTCAACCATATCGCCGCCATTATTTACTTCAGCCACAATACGGTCACACTCCCACTTCTTGTACGCGTCAACCGCCACACGCGCCCACGTATCAGGACTTGCCTTTAAAGTCTTGTCATCAAGAATATAAAACTGTCTGTCAGCCGATATGCCAGCAACTATTATGCCTGTCTCGTCCGAGTGGTCGTTATTTGTCACGGCGGGGTCAACCGCCACAACTACTCGAATTAACATAGGCGCTTCTGTAACGCGTTCGTTCTCTATCATATTTCTAGTCCATAACGCGCCTTCAATATCGTCCAGTATTTCGCCGTATAACTCTTGTCTGCCTAATCTTGTGTTTTCGTATCGTGCTTTTAATTCAATAAGTGCTGATGGTGCCAAATTGGCGGCATTATCAAACGTAGTGCCGCGTACAACTATTACGCCTTCACGCTTGATTAAGTCTTTAATGAGTTTAGTCGGGCGTGGCGTTGTTGTAACGATTGTTTGCGGGTGTTCGCCTAAGCGCAATCCGAATTGATACTGGTCCCACGCTTCAGGATATTTAAACGCCGCTAACTCATCAAACCAACCGCCATGAAATTGTGGTCCACGAAAGCGGTCGGGTTCTTCGCCACTAAATAACTTAATGCGCGAGCCGTTAGTTAAGAAGATTTCGCCGATAGAACGATTGTAATCCTTCAGCGTGCCGTATTCGCGCAGTACGCGCACAATGCCCGATTCGCCTTCTGCGCATGTATCTCTTACATCGCCGTAAGTTGGCGCGGCAATTGCCCATCTAGTACGCGGATTACTACTTGCTTGCCATGCCAACCACTCGGCTGCCGTTCTAGTCTTGCCCGCGCCGCGTCCCGCTAAATAAACCCACGTTGTCCAAGATTTATCGTTAGTTGGTATCTGTTCCGTTCTCGCTAACTGGCGACTCCACCGCACGTGTCGGCTGGCTATCAAGGAGAGAGACGAGTCGTTGGACTTCGGCGTCAATAGTTGAACTGTCATAATTTGTCACCTCGATTTGTGACCTAATTGGCATATCTAAGCCAAGCAATTTAGCCCGTCTTTCCATAATACGTATTAACGCTTGAACGCCACGTGCTCTGTCTTCAGGTGTTCCGCCGTTAATGATGTCACCCCATATCGCCGCTTGAGCAATATCTAATCTATCCATTTCCACGTTACGCGTTTCTACCACTTCTGAGTACACAATACGATTGCAAGCAGTCTGATAAGCCTTGTACGCCCCGCTGGCGCTCGCGTAGTTAAGTCGTGTAGCGATTAAGTCAAACGTGAAGCCACCGCGCCGCATTTCAAGCACTTTGGCTTCTTTCTCTAACGTTTTAGGATTGAGTTTGCTTTGTTTAGCCGCCATGATTTAACTCCCTCTTGAATTGCGCTACGCCTACTTTGCTTCTCATAGAGTATCTTCTTCCGTTACTTTCCACCACTTATGTATTCACTAAAGACTTGCCAAACTATACGTTACTTTTTCGGTAACGGCGCTAATATCTTTGCTACTTCATAATCGGGTTCACCCCTAAAGCGAAAGGAAGACGTTAACCGCGCTCTGCTGACGCCCATACGTGTAGAGAGTGAACTTGTTTTGCCTTGTTTGGCTACTCTTGACGGCATACGGATAAGTTCCCAATTTGGCGATTTGTTAAGATGATGTACTTGAGTTGGGTGAGTTAGTGTGGCGTATACGGCTAAACCTTGTGCCACAAGACCAGCCGCTATTCGTTCGTGAAAGAATTTACCAAGCCCTATGCCTTGAAAGTCGGGCAGAACTACGTTACGACTGAATCTTCTAGCGTTACGTATGTGCGCATTGGGTAACGGCAAGATGGCACTAAGGCAAGCGGGCTGGTCATTGATTAAGCCCACGTAGATTTGCGCCGTTTTGTTCAAGTTAGAATCTAAATAATGATGACGTGCGAAGAGGTGCCACGCCTCATACTTAGCCCATATGATTTCAATTTCAATTTGTGGGCGGGGTTGAACCGACCCCCAAATAAATTCGCCCGTATGAGGCTGGTAAATCCAATCAGGTCGTAGCCACGCTTCTATATCGTAGTGACAACCCACAGCAACAAACTTTTGATTGCGTTTTCTAACTGTATTGGCGATTGCATGTGCGCCTATTTGAGCAACTGTACGGTCAATGACAGATGTGAACTCATCTACAACCGATATATCCTTATGCTCTGCCAATACTCGTGCGATTGTAACGCGAAATTGCTCGCCGTTGCTAAGTGCGTGATACGGGCGTAACCATGCTGGCGGTGAACTAAAGCCGACCGAAGAGAGCAGTTCCGTTACTTCACGCATTGGCAAGTTTGTAGGAAAGTCATCAATGATTGCCTTATCTCGTGACCACTTCATGTTTTCCGTATCGCGCATTTTGTCAGGAAATAAATCATTAGCCACCGTAGTTTTTCCTGCGCCTGAAGGACCCACAATTAAACCAACATTCCAATCACGTTCATTTAAATCGGGGATATTCATTTCGATATTTGTAACACTACGTTCTTCGGCGTTCATATCAAACAAGCCTTCTAATTGCATTACACGCGGCGTGCGTGTGATTGTGCTTTCCAAACGGATTACTTTGTTCATATTTGCCCTCTCATTAGATAATGATGGCGCGTACTCTTAAGCCTTCTTGCGATAAGCGTAAAAGTAAAGCCGTCTGTTCGTTTTCGTCTGTACACTCAATAACTACCTCGTAACGCTCACCTAAATCTTTCATGTCAGTATCGGCGTCCGAATCGCGTGGCGGATTAAGTTCAAACTCTTTGAAGCCAAGTGCGTTAATATCCCACTCACCGATATTTAACTCATTAAGTTGCAAAAGCAGTATGTCAATATCCCAACTTGCTAGTTCAGCCGAGCGATTGTCCGCGAGCGCATACGCTTTAATTTTCTCTTCCGACCAATCGGCGGGTACGCGTACAACATCTAATGTTTTATAGCCGAGTTTTCGCGCCGCTTCTACTGTGCCATTTCCCGCAACTACTATATTGCCCACGTTAATAACAACTGGCTTACGTTGTCCAAACTGTTTTAATGATTCGCAAATTGCCTTTATGTTTTTTTCATTGTGTTTCCGAGCGTTATTCGGGTCAAGCGTTACACTCTCAAGCGCAATAGTTTCAATTTTTAACTTTTCCATTTTTACCTTTCATAGAGTTGGAAAGAAAGTGCAAACGGGACAGGCGCTTACACTTTCTTTCCACGCCGCAATTAAGCCGAAGGGACCCACGGCTTACGGGCTTCTTTTACCATTAAAACGTCCTGCGCGTTGAATACAGAACGTCTTTTGTACTTGCCAATCGGCGTAAGTACTTTACGGTAAACCAGTTGACGTAAGTTATTTTTTGTAACGTTTAATAATTCGGCAGCGTCTCTTGCGTCTATTTCGCCTTCTTCTATGCCAAGTTTAACTTCATGTATTGCCATATTTATCCGTTCCTTTTAAATAAATATAAGTACCTTCTTCAGTAAGTCTAACAATAGAACCGTTAGGCAGATGTAATGGATACTCGGACGGCGTGGCGTATGTTGGCACTATATGCCCACTTAATGTTGATTTTTTGACGTTAAAATGTACGCCGTTATTGCCTGTATTGTGGCAAGTGTGATGTAACGCAATTAGATTATCTACTGTATCTTTCCCGCCGCGTGACTTAAGTTTTCGGTGATGTAACACAAACGCGTTACCAAGTGCGTTACCGCATAACTCGCAATACCCTTGACATCTTGCCGCAATTGTTTCACGTAGAACAATCCAGTTACTCATGTTTTGCCTTTCGTGTTAATACCAATTGTTTGCCCGCCAAAAAGCCCACGCTTCACAAGGACTGTTGTAACGATGAACAATGTAGCCAACTCCCCAATCAATTTGCGCAATTGGGTCAGATAAGAATTTCAATATCTGTTTTTCGGTTGCGTTTTTCATGTGTCTTTGCGGTATGCCGTAGTCATGAGTTGGCGATTCAGCCTGATGATTCCAAGCCGATTCTTTACCCCACATTTTGCCCAAACAAGCAAACTCTGCCGAGTTATCCCATTTTTCCCTTACTAATGCTTTGGCATACTCTTTTGGGCTTTGAACTTCTATCACTTCTAATGGTGCTAGAAATGGCGCTGGCGCTTTACTCGGTATGAATAACCCTATTGATACTGCTAATGCCAAAATAAGTGTTAGTTTTTTCATTACTACTCCTTACAGAATACGAGTTTTTTCCGCTTCTTGTTTTTTGTAGGTTTCTGCCCGTTTGATAGGCGTGCGCTCGCTTAATCGGCGCTGCAATTCTTCGGCTGTCGAAGAGGTTTCTTGAATGGAAGCCCTTTCAGGGTCACATTGTGGACAGAATTTTACTCCTTCTCGTTCTGTTATTACCACAATTACTTCACCATTTCGTAGTTTTTTTTCCTCATGCGTTACATAAGAAACATCTATCCAACCGAAATCGCACTCCTTGTGCTCACACCAACAATCGGATTTTTTACAGGCGTTATTCATTTTTTTGCCCTTGCTATAACTTTTGCGCACATTTTATTGTGCTTTGCTTGCATACATATTTTGCGCCACT